ATGCCTTGGTCTATTTTTGAGGAATATGATGAATATGGAATATCTCTTAGTCCAGCGAATAATTCGAAAGAGGCCGGATGGAATCGTGTTGGAGAATATCTACGAGTCGACCCCGAGCATATACACCCGATTACGGGAAAGAGGGGATCTCCAAGACTTTTCATATCCGCCAGATGTAAATGGCTACTTACCGAAATACCTGAGTATATTTGGAAGAGGTTATCAAATGAAAGCACCAACCCAAAGGAAGAAGCTAGAAAGCTAAAAGATCATGCTTGTGATGCTTTAAGATATTTAGTTATGTCATTACCGTCACCGTTGGAGAAAAAGAAGTTGGATGAAGCTCCTTATGGTTCATTTAATTATATGATGAAGCTCAAACGTGGATCTACTAAAAGAGGGATGATTGTAAATTGAATCCTTTATTAGATATAGTTCAAGCGAGAAAGTAAAATAATGCCTAAAAAAGACAAAGACGCTAGAACAAAAGACGAATTATTTAGGGTTTGGGTGTCTAAAGTACAGACTGCTAAAGATCATCATACTAAGTTTAAGGGAAAAGAAATTAAACAGTATCGTGATGCCTATGAAGGCAAGCAATGGACTGATGACCAGAGAGATATGTATAACCATGAAGTTGTAGATAATATGGTTTATATGGTTGTTTCTACTTTAGGACCAGCTATTGGCATGTCAAGACCTGAAATCTTTGTTGTTCCAATGAGATCTTCTATATTGATTGGTGGGAAACCGGAAGATCCATCCATAGGAGCTGCTAGACTTAAGACATTAATTGACTTTATGTGGAAGAAACTTGACCTTGAAGTTGAGTTTATGAAAGCTATTGATGATTCCTTGATCGCCCATGATGGAGCGTTTTATACTGGGTATGATATGGAAACTTATGAAACAGAAACAGAAGATGGAATGGTTGTGGATTTGATAGAATCAGAAGATATAGTTTGTAAGAGAATTGATCCTGATTTTATACTTAAGGATTTAATGTCTACTGATCCTGACCTTAAAGATGCTCGATGGATTGCAATTAAGTGGCAGAGAAATCTCCAAGAAGTTAAAGATGATATGAATCTTAAGAATACTCGAGATTTAATGCCAAACGGGACTCTTAAATTTGATAAAATTACTGAGAGATTTTCTTTTGCTGTTTCTGATCGCACTGCAGGACAGCCTGAATCTGAACCATCAAATAAATGGGCTGAGGCGGTCGAGGGATGGGATATATGGGACAAGAAAAATAAGAACTTCTATTCTCTAGTTTTAACTCACGATAAATTTTTAAGAGAAGAAGATACTTGGCCTTTAGAGTATACAGGAAATGGCTTTCCAATAGATATGTTATGGTATAATTATAATCCAGCTACTGGACATGCTTTAGCTGATACAGGATTATATCTTTCAAAACAGCAAGCTTTGAATTTTTTGGAATCTCTTCAGATTGACCATGCAGATATCCAATCAAATGTTAAGTTATTACTTGATAAGAAAAAAATCCCTCCAGGAGAGAATGTAGAAAGATGGGCTAAAGGGCCAGCTTGGTCATATTTGATGACAAAAGGAGACACATCAACTGCAGCTTCTGTTCTTTCTACAGCCCCTGGAGCTGGAGAGTTGTTTAACACTATCCAAGCCTTAAAGCAAGATATTCTAGCTCAAGTAGGGGTAGATCAATTTATGGTTGGAAATGCTCAAAGAGTAGAAACAGCGGGGGAGGTAAATGCTATATCCCAAGGATCAACCGCTAAACATGCGTTTAGGTCAAGAGCAGTTGAAAGGTTTGAAGGAAAAGTTATTACAAAATTAGCTAAGATAATTCAACAAGTTTCATCTGAAACAGAGATTCCTTTAGATCCAGCTCAAGTAGCTATGATAGCCGAAAGAAAACCGGAACTACTTGTAGATGGCCCGAATTCTCGAGATTTAGGGAATGGTCAAACTGCTCAAGAAAAATTACCTTTTATGAGAGTTGACCAAGAATTACTACAGGGTGAATTTATGTTTGAGATTAAAGTTGGATCAACTAAGCATGTTGATTCTAATACTGAAAAACAAGAGGCGATTTTCTTAGCTCAAATGACCCAAGGAAATCCATTAGTAAATGCTGTGGAATTAACTAAGATAATGTTTGAGAAGGCAGGATTTTCACATTTGATGTCTAGATTACTAAGAGATCCTCAGAAAGTTGCTCAGGAACAAGCTCAGAAACAACAGGCAGCTCTCCAAGCTCAGATGGCTGAACCTCAATTGAAGACGCAAACTGATCTCCAGAAAACTCAGATTAAATCTGAGACTGCTCTTAAAGTTGCTGGAGTACAAGGACAAGTTGATGCTAATGATACAGCTAATAAGAGTGATTCAGATGAGAGGACTCGGAAAAACAATTTATTGATGAAGTTGCTTGAGTTGACTAATCAGAGGGTAGGTGGGAATGGTGGGAAATAATGCCAATCTATGACCTAAAGTGTCCTAAATGTAAATATGAATGGGAAGCATTTACTTCTGTATCTAATAAGGATAAATCTAATTGCTTACTCTGTGGAACATTCGGTATTACCTTAATAACATGTAAATCAACCCCTGAAATCTACGGTCATTATGATTCAGGCTTAGGAGCTTATGTTCATTCAAAGAAAGCTGAATCTTTAATAAAAAAAGAGAAAAACTTAGAAGAATTAAGTCCGTATGAAACGATTTCGACAACTCACCCTTATACGGTTGAGAACGAGATTAAACAAAAACAAGCGAACGACTATATCAATTGGTATAGTGCTGACAACGCTTAGCATTGAGGTAGAACTATGAGTGAAGAAGACGGAACTGCTAACATTGCTTCTGATGTCATCCCTGATCCTGATGAATTTGGTGAGGTAGGGGAATTTGGTCAAGATGTTGTAGAAGATGATCCTGATCTGATAGAAGAGGATGATGATGGTGGAGAACCTGATTTTAGTGAAGGTGAAGAACTTGAGGACGAGGAATCATCTGAAGAAGGGCACAGTCCTGAAAGTAAGTCATATAAGGAAATGCAGTCTTGGAATTCTAAGACTCAAAACAAGAACTCCGAGCTGGAGGGGAATTTACAGCAGATCGAGGACCGTCTTGCTCCCCTAGGAGGACTTGAGAAAGTTGTTCAGGCTTTCGATTATATGAAAAATGATCCAGACTTTAGAGCATTAGCCTCTAAGAAATCCGGACGGCCAGATCCATCTGCTGTTGACGAAAGTAACATGTCAGATGAAGCGAGGGAAGCGCTAGAAATGGTACGGAAAACCGTTCGGGCTGAGTTGAATCCTATGTTAGATAAACTCAAGAGGGAACAAATAGAACCTCTCACTGATAGGGTCCGTCAGGGTGATCTTAATTCTATCGCAGATGATCTACTTGAAAATTATGGAGAACAATTCCAAGAGCAACTTCCAACGATTGAACGGCTCGCGAAAGGACTCCCTCAAGAATCTCTCGATAACCCTTCTTATAAGATCATGGAGAGTCTGTTTCACGATTCTCTAAGAGAGGACGGTAGAGCTGAGTCGTACTATCTCAGTGGATACCAAACTAAGGTACAAGGGAAAAAAGGTAAAGTAACAGGTTCTCCTCAAAATCGGGGAGTTAATGAATCTATGCCTAAGTTTAAGAAACCTAAAACAATGTTCGACGCTGCTAGGATAGCAGATAAGAAGGCTTCTTATACATCTAGGCGTAAACGTTAATCTTAAGATAAGGTAACATAATGGCAGATCAACGCACTGAAAGCATTACTTATAATGCGTTTCTGACAACTACCTTGCAAGAATATATTCCAACTCTTCAAGACAATGTTTTTATTGAAGAGCCTCTCTTATCATGGTTTAATGGTAAGTTGGGTAAGGCTACTGGACGGGAGAACAGCCCGAAAAGAGTCCTTAGTGGTGGTGAAAGTATTTTAGAGCCAATTTTGTATGAAGCCAATTCAACGGTAGATTCATACGCTGGTGCTGATACTATTGACACTACCTTGCAAGATGGTATGACGAACGCTCGTTTTGATTGGGCTCAGTACTCTGGAACAGTTGGTATAACTGGTAAAGAGAAAAGAGCTAACCGTGGGAAACATGCTTTGATTAACCTGTTGGGTGCGAAGACTACTCAACTGGAAAGTACACTCTCACAACGCTTGAATACTGACTTGTGGTCTAGTACAGTTGGTAATGGTGGTAAGAACATTAATGGGATGCCACTTCACGTTTCAAATTCCCTATCTTCTGGTGGTCTTGCTGTTACAGCGGCTGATGGAACTTGGCTGTCTCCTGTTACGGATACAATTACGTTTAGTTCAGCTGGTGTGACTAAGATGGATAATATGTATAATCAGCTTAGAATCCAGGGCGGATTTCCTCGTGTTATCTTTACCACACCGACTGTCTATGAACTGTATAACGCAGATCAGCAGAGTCAAAAACGTTACACGAATACGATGGTTATGGATGCTGGTTTCATGAATGTTACATTTAATGAAGTTCCAGTTATCTTTGATAATCGTTGTACTTCTGGTGCAATGTACTTTCTCGACCCCCGACATTTGAAGTGGGTCGTTCACTCAGAAGCAGACTTTACAATGGATGCTTCTGGATTCCAAACTCCAATCGGGCAGGATGTTTCAATGACGAAGATCCTCTACATGGGCAACACGACAGTTAATAACCGTAGAAGGCTTGGTTATTTGACTTCTATAACTTAAGAAAGGAGGATGAATCATGGCTTTTAAACAAGTTGATCGTATAATTCATGGAACTCAAAAGATTGCTTCGAATAGTTCCACTCAAGAACATCCTCTGGGACACATAATCCAAGCGTTCGATTCTACTTATCTATCAGGTGAATTTATTTACCTTAACGGAGTAGCTTCAACGGCAGTTGGTAGTTGGGTGTCTATCTTGATGGATGGTTATGAGACTGTCTTGTTAGCAGCTAATGCGACTGGACCGGTTGCAGTAGCAATGTCTGCTTCGGTAGCTGATGAGTATGGTTGGTATCAGATCAGTGGTAAGGCTGTTGGCAAATGTTTATCCGGTTTTGCTGATAACGGTGATGTTTATATTACTGCCACTGGTGGTTCTATAGATGATGCTACTGTTGCTGGTGATCGGGTTCACAATGCGAAGGGTGCTTCTGCTATTGGCACGCCTTCAAGTGGGTTAGCTGAGTTTGAGATCAATCGACCTCATACTGATAACATAGCTGATTAACCTTTGTAAGTTCCTCTCTTTAGAGATAGGGAGAGGAGCTTGCACTAATTTAAGAGATAATTAAAAATGAATGAATTAATTGAAATGTTACTTAGGAGTGGGCCATCAGCTACTAGGCCTGGAGGAATGGGTGGGATAGGTGGATTAGGTGGATTAGGAGGACTCGGTGGGCAAGGTGGGATGGGTGGGATGAGAGGAATAGGAGGAATGGGAGGATCTCCTTTAGGTGGTATGGGTGGGTTAGGTGGTATTATAGAGCTTCTTAAAGTCCTTGGTATAGGCCAAGGTGGAGGCCAAGGAGGATTAGCCCAACCTCGAGATCGTACTCAAGTTACACCATCTCCTACTTTTTTGAATAGAATTTAATATGTTAAGTGTAAAATATAAAATAACCCCCGGTGATGGTTTGAGACGCGTAGATGGAATAGCTCATGGACTCCGGCACTCCAGCTCTAAGTTTTATACTTTCGTCTTGAGATCAACCGTGTCGTGGCTGAGGGGCATAGTTAGAACGTTGGACGAAAAAAGGCTGTGGGAGCCGTTGGACCTTCGTCTAACTATGTCTCGGGTTTGTTGAATATGATGAATAAGATGTGGTAAGTGATCGCTTAACTTACCATATAAAAACTATGATAATTTATTTTAGTGGTGGGAAAGATAGTTTAACTGTTTTACATAAGTATAAAAATGATCCCGATTTAACAGGTGTTTTCTTTAGTGATACAGGGCATTCTTATCCTCATATGAAGAAATTTGTTGTTGATACTTGTGCAAAATTTGATGTCCCTTTAAGTATTATTAAACCTGATGTAGATATTGATGTTTACCAAGATATGTATGGGCTTCCGTCTGATATAATTCCTATGACGAGGTCGCCAGAGTTTAGGTATTTTAATAAGAAAAATAAACAAAAAATACAATCTTTACTTTCATGTTGTTATTCAATGTTATGGAATCCAATGACTAGAGCAGTGCTTAAATCTGGAGATAAGACGGTTTTTAGGGGGATTAAAGCCTCAGATGAGCATGGAACTATTGGAGAGGATTTTATTGATGATAGAGGGATTCATTGGGTTAATCCTTTGTGGAGTTGGGAAGATAATGATGTTTTTGATTATCTTGAAAGTAACAATGTTAAATTAGCAGATCATTATAAGGAAACTAGAGCAGGTTTCCATTGTATTTTATGCACAGCGCATACTCATTCAGAGAGTGATAATGAGAGATTAGCATGGACTAAAAAATATTATCCTGAGGTTTGGCCAAGAATTAAAGAAAGATTTAAGAAAGCAAATCTTGCAATTAAAGAAGAAATTGATACTAGGATGAGAGCTTTAGGAGATTTAATATAGTGGAGCTTTATAAGGTAAGAAAATGGCTGATTTAAGGACAATTAGGAGGATGCAGAAGTTAAGAGAGGAGTCTCAGCCTCTCGGTGACCAGTTGTTTGGTATGATGGGGGGCGAGCAAGGAAGGGAAGAGAGACTTAATATGAATCCTCTTGATACTAATAATCCCCTTTCTTATTTATCTTCGCCAAACCCAATAGGTGGCCAGGTCCTACCTGCGTTACTTGCAGAATACCTAAGTTATATACAGCCTACTACTGCCACAGGGCGAGTTAAAGATATAGCAGAGACTACAATCAGCCCTTATACAAATATATTATCTGGTAGAGGTGGACTAGAAGATTATGCAATTGCAGCTCTTCCTGTAGCTCAGTATGCAAAACCTCTTTATAAATTCGGTAAGGACTTTGCTAAAAAGGCAAGAAAGGTAAATCCTTTAAAGGGCGAGAAAGGGAGCGCTGATTTTGAGTCTTTAATAAGAGCTTTACGACAACGACTTGGTGATCCAAAAGAGTCTTTAAAGTCGGTTCCGGTTAAATACATCCCAGACCCACTGAAAAAGAAAAAGAAAAAGAAAAAAGGTAAAGGGAGAAAGGAATAATGGCTAAAACAACCTTCTTAAATCTAACAAATAAAGTTTTAAGATACATTAATCAATCTGAAGTAGCTACGGTTGTCTCTCCTACTGGGCATGCAGCTATTGTAACTGATAAGATTAACGAAGCTCTTAATACTGTTTACACTAAAACAAATTGGTATTCTTTATACACAGAGCGAAAATTTAG